CAAAGCACCAAACAAATTACCTTATGATGCATGGTTTGATGAAAATCCTCTGAAAGATTCAAAATATATCGACACACCATCGTTTGCATCTTGCGATATATCAGTACATCAACAGATGTATGACTATTGCACTAAGATGTTGAGTAAGATAGGAGGATCGGAAAAGATTGTATAAACGAATGTTGTCAGTGAAGATAATTGATAATGCATTATCTGAGAAAAAATATCAAGAGTTATACAAAGCAATCACAGATGAACTAGAATTTCCATGGTATCTACAGAACACTGGTGTGTCTGTGGAAGGTGATGGTTCTTTCCAGTTTACACATCAGTTCTGTAATCAAAGAGGTAGTAGAAGTTCTTTTGATTACTTGATGACACCTTTGTACGTACGTCTTGGTGTCAATAAGTTATATCGTTGTAAGATTAACTTAACTATGAAGACTCAGAAGACTTATGAGTTTCATCCTTTTCATACTGATATTAGTTTTGCTGATGGTAGTAAAGAATTTACATATAATACTGCGATTTACTATTTGAATACAAACAACGGATATACTTTGTTTGAGGATGGTACTAAGGTTGACAGTGTTGCGAATCGGATGGTATTATTTGAAGGTAATAGACTACATACAGGTGCAACACAAACTGATGAAAGATTCAGATATGTGGTAAACTTTAACTACTGGTAACATGCTCATAGACGTATCTAAAAAAGAACTCAAAGTAATTGTGCAACAGTTATGGAAGAGTCGCAAATCTGAAGCAGATGTCAAGGAGGTATATGAGAAGATGGAGGTATACCTAAATATTTGTAACTGTAGGGAAGAACAATGAACTTAGCAGGAAGAACTACGTTTGATACAGATTCTGTTTTTGGTTCCTGTACATATCCTAAAACACCTCTTGGAGGTGCACCTGACATATCAGGAGATATTTTGGTAGGTGGTCAACCATTAGAAACTTATAGTGCATCTTCTGTTCCTGATAGCGTAGCTGGTGTTGGATCAGATCCTAGTTGTCCGACTCCTCAACCTCGAACTATGAATGTTGTGAATAACTCTAATGTTTTTTTCAATAATAAGTTACCAGCATTGTCTGTTGGTAGTAGTACAAGTTTGCAAGGAGTTACTAGACCGTTGACAGGACCGTATCAACATGCTAATATAATCATAGGAAGTAATTTGTAATTTATGGCAAAAGCAAAAGGTGGATGGGGTATTACCCCGACTATTGAAACAACACCTAAAAAGACTCGTCAAGGCACTGGACAACATACTAAGTATTCTGCGACTAGTCGAAATAAAGCAAGGAAAAGATATAGAGGACAAGGAAAGTGACTGAGAACTATATTACGAAAGTGAAGAATCAATTCAAGTCATCCACATATTACGTATTCTGGGGTACTGCTACTTTTGTAGTAGTTGCAGGACAGATTTATGTTGGGACAGGATATCGTCAGATGTCTAAATCATTAGATGCATGGTTTGACAAGACTATCAGCATTATGATACAGAAAAGGTTAATGCAGCAACCTCCAAGACAAAGAGGTCCTTATGAAGATAATAGGATGCCTGTAATACAATGAACTGTTGGCACTGCGGAACTGAGTTGATATGGGGTGGGGATAACTCCATGGATGAGTTGAATGATAACGAGGAGTCTGAGTATGACTTCTGGTCTAACTTCACTTGTCCAAAATGTCAAGCGTACGTTGAGGTATTTCATCATAAATGAATCTGATTTGTAATTTGCCTTCTGAGAAGGTGTGGGTACGTAAAGAATATTTGACTGACCATCAAAGTGGATTTGGTGAGTTTGTCGAGGGCGTCTGGGTTGCTTGTAAGAGTATACCTGGTCGTGCTTTTTATTTTGAGACGTATTTACCTGAGTATGGTGCGTTGTATGATAAACTACCTATAAGTGCTTTTCTCCGAGCACCGAAAACGCCGACGCCCGATATGAGTCTAGAGAATCTGCAATTTTGGAATTGTATGGATTACGGTGTGATGGCAATCAATAAAGGTTTCATATCTTCTATGGATGCGGAGATACGGACAAGAGACCATGGTCTGATGAAAGGGCAATATATTTTTACTCTTGATAACTACCATGCGAATCCTGATGTGATAGATAATAATGTAAGCGAAGTGCCACAAGAGCATAAGAGTCATAATTGTATCCAACTAGAGAATGGACAGTATGCATTGTATCCTAACAATAGGATGCGTCTGTATGACCTCTCTATCACTCCACAAGAACCCAAGACACCAGACTTTAAGGTTTCTACCATAGAGTATCAGGTCGAGAACGGAACTGAGTGGGGGCGGTTAGGAGATACCGATGATTATTTCTGGGAAACACCTAAGGAGAAAACAAATGGTAATTAAAGTAGACAAATCTGAAGAATTTAAGAAAAGTGGTAAGAAACTCATCTCTGAGTACGATGCACAAGAATGGTTAGATAAAATTGAGAAGAATGACGAAAGAGAATTGTTTGAGATGAAGAGAAAGAAGGAATTCCTTGACGAGTGCACTAACTTTAGAAAAGATGGATAAATAAAAGCAGCCCATGCTGTCTTTAGATGCCAGAAGTCTCAACCTTCAAAGATTTGAGTATTACATTCAAAAAACATCCAGTTACTGACGATTTAGTAACTGTGAAGGATAAGTCTGCTGTTGCACAATCAATAAAAGGATTATTACTTACAAGAAGAGGTGAAAGACCATTCCAACCAGACTTGGGAAGTGGTCTACAGGATCTATTGTTTGAACCAATGGATTATGGTTCTGCTGCATTGATTAAAAAAGAGATTAGAGAAACTCTTAATAGGTTTGAACCTAGAATATCAATCACGAAACTTATGTGTTACCCTGATCTAATGAATAATGGATACGAGGTAGAACTTGAGTATAAAATTATAGGTAGAGAAGACAGAGCAGTGGCATTAGATATATTTCTAGAACGTACAAGATAATGCCATACACTCAGGTATCCAATTTAGATTTTGAGAATATCAAAACTTCTCTCAAAGAATATTTGAGGAGTCAGAATGATTTTACTGATTATGATTTTGAAGGGTCTGCACTAGCAACTCTGGTAGACACTCTTGCTTATAATACCTACTATACAGCATTTAATACCAACATGGTGGTCAATGAACTATTCATTGATTCTGCCACTTTAAGAGACAATGTAGTAGCAATTGCAAAGCAATTAGGGTATAGACCTAAAAGTGCTACATCTCCTACTGCATATGTTTCATTTACTGTTACATATACTAATACAACAACTGACAAAGAATTAAATTTAAAAGAAGGAACAGGGTTTATCTCTAACTTTGATAATGCTATTTACAATTACGTTGTTACGAGTGATGTAAAGGCACAGGTAATAAACGGTGTTGCAACATTTACTAATGTACCAATCAGAGAAGGAACAGTATTGAATAGCGAGTTTACAATTCAGACTGCATCTAAGAATCAAAGATTTATATTAGATAACCCAAATATTGATACTAATACAGTTAAAGTTAAGGTGTATCCTGGCGGAGGCACATTTAATGAACCATATTTACTTGCTGATAACATACTAGGTGTTGACGGTGACTCAAAAGTCTTTTTTCTAGATGAGGTTGAGGATCAAAGGTATGAAATATTGATGGGTGATGGTGTTCTTGGTAAAAAACTTGAGAACAATACACGTATTGATGTATCATATTTGATAACACAAGGTCCTGTAAGTAATGGAGTGAGAGCATTTGTATTTTCTGGTATACTAGAAAACGAAAATGGTGTATCACCTAGTTCATTTACTACATCAATTGTATCTACTGTTGCTTCTGCGGGTGGTGAAGCAATAGAAAGCACTGCTAAGATAAAATACACTGCTCCTAAGGCATATGGCACACAAGACCGTGCAGTGACCGCACAGGACTATGAAGCGATTGTAAGAAAAGTATATCCAGCAACAAGTGATATCATTATATTTGGTGGAGAAGATCAAGATCCACCAGAATATGGTAAAGTGTTTATTGTACTAAAACCAACTGATGCAAGTTATCTTACGTCACTAACTAAATCACAAATTATTGCTGATCTTAAAAAATATGTTGTTGCATCTGTAGAACCAAGGATAGTAGATCCTTCTATTCTATTTGTTGAGATGACAAGTAAGATTTACTATAACAGTGGTGTAACAGATCAGACTCCTTCTAATATTAGAGACAAAGTAATTGCTTCCATACAGTCTTATATTGATACAAGTGATACTGAGAAGTTTAATGGTAAGTTTAGATATAGTAAATTTGTAGGTGTGATAGATGATGCTGATGTTAGTATCAATTCTAATCTCACTAGTCTTACAATGAGAAAAGATTTCTATCCTCAGTTAAATTCTACATTCTATTACGAGGTATGTTTCCAAAATGCCTTTGATGAAGACTGTGATGATCCAGTCTTATCATCTACTGGTTTTAGGGTAACTGAGTATCCTAATTTTGATGTCTATGTTGAAGATAGGGATAAGAAAATTGTCCTATATAGACTAGATAGCGTAACTGGTGAGAAAGTAGTTCTTGACAGCGATATTGGCGACATAGATTATGTAAAAGGTGAATTAAAAATGTATGCTCTTACAATTATTAAAGGTAGTTTCTTTGATAATCGTATTTCACTAAGAGTAAAACCACTGTCTAATGACATCAAGGCAATGCGTGAGGTATACCTTGACGTTGATGTTCCTAATTCATCTTTCACTGCATATAAAGAGTAAGTAAATGGTTGCTGTAAAAACAAAGCGAATCTCCACTCTAATAGAGACACAGCTTCCTGAGTTTATTAGTACAGAATACGAACTTTTCAGTAAGTTTGTAACAAAGTACTACGAGGCACAGGAGGTACAGGGTGGTACTTTAGATGTTATTAACAATATCCAAAAATATGCAGATATAGATTACTATGAACAAAATCTCCTTAAACAGCATGATACTTTGGACGTTAGTATCAGTAATTCTGATAGTACAATTGTACTACAAGATGCAACGAGTTTTCCAAAACAAAACGGATATGTAAAAATTGATGATGAGATAATATTATACGAAACAAGAACTGATACAACACTACAAGGTTGTACTAGAGGTGTTAGTGGAAATACAAAATTAGGAGATTTATATCATAAAAGCAATTTTGTAAGTACAACTGCTGTAGCACATAATGCTGGTCAAAAAGTTTATAATATTAGTAATCTTTTTCTATATGCATTAGTCAAGAATTTTGAGAAGCAATATCTAGGTTCTTTTCCTGAGAAATATCTTAGAGGTAGTGTAGATAAAAGAACCTTAATTAAGAACATACAAAATTTCTATAAAGCAAAAGGAACTGATAGTTCTATTAAGTTTGTTTTTAATAGTCTTATTGATAAAGATGTAGATTCAAATGCACGTTCAAACTTAGCACAGTTTGAGTGGTTTATAAAATCTGAGTTTGATAATATTGCAATAGATGTTACAAATCCAGTTGGTGATTTTTCAGTTGGAGATAGAATATTTCAAAATGGTGGTAATGCTAGTGGTGAAGTTGCTAAGGTTGTTAGAAACGACCAAAATGTAATTACAAGATTATATTTAAGACAACTATCAGGTTCATTTGCAAGTTCTGATGTTATATCAGGAAAGTTAGGAGCATCTATTGTTGCTGGAACAGTATATAGTTTTCCAAATGGTATTTTCTATATTGATTTTGGTAAGTTTGCTCGTATCTTTGGTCCTTTCGAGACTGGTAAGTATTACCTTGCACCAGAAGGTATAATAATGAGGCAGAACTGGCAAATTATATGGAACCAGTCTGATCCTTCTAATCTACCAATGCCTGTGCATCCAGAAGGTCACCCTATGAAGTTTAGCACAACTAGAGAGGGTACATTACTTGGTGGAGAATTATATTATAATACTGCTCCTGTTAACGGTGTAAAAACAAATTATACTAATGAATTCCAACCAGAATTTATGATGGAGTTAGGTGAGACTAACAGAGTTTATTATTATTGTGCTTATCATCGTTATATGTCAGGTTTAGACGGTGATGAGGGTTATATGACTCTCGTAACTGGAGCAGGAAGAAAACCAAAAGTATTCAAACCTGAGGTATACAAACCAAGAGATTTTACATATAAATCATCTGATGCTGATTGGATAAATGTATACGCACTTAAGTGTAAGGTTGTATCTGGTGACGTAAAAAATTTAATAGGAAAGAAAATTGTTCAGTCTGATACAGTTGAATATGACTATGCAGATGCTGTTGTAGATAATGTATATGCAGATGGAACTAGAGATGGAGAGATAATTTATAATATTGTTCTAGCACCAGAAACAGTTAATGGTTCATTTAGTGTCTCAACTAAGACTCAACTTGAGAAACCATTGTCAGGTACTGCATCTACAGGAGATAGGATAAATGTATTTTCTACTGTTGGATGGGACTCTACAGGATCAATATTGATTGGAGATGAGGTAATTACGTTTAGTGATAAAAATATATCTCAGTTTATTATTGATAATAGATCAGCACAAAACGCTGTACCTCATGTAGTTGGTACACCAGTATACAAACCAGTCACTTTAGTAGGATCTGGTGTCACGTTGTTAACGATGGGTATTGTATATAATTTACAACCATCAAATTCACAACCATATTCTGCAGTTGGTGATAAAATTCAAGTATCAAATCCTGGTTTTGAGACTGCTGACTCTAAAATTGTAAATGTAGGAACAAATCAAACTAGATGGATATTAGGATCTGGTGCATCAGTTAATATTCCTACATTTCCAACAACTGCTACTTCATTAAATCAAGTTTCTACTGATGTATCTGCTATACTTGCAGATGATCAATATTATTATATTGCTAGTTCTAGTTTCCCATCACATAAAATTTTAGATGGTTCTACATTTAATCAAACATTATTAGATCAAAAAATCCTTCGTATTATTAGAAAGCAAGCAACAAGAACTACAGAAACATACCCTACATCAAAAAGAGATATTGGTATTGGATTAAATGGTGTTCTTTTCTATGGTCATAAAGATCAAGAAAGTATCAGATATGGAAAATTAGAACAAATTAGAGTTGATCTTCGTGGAACTGGATATGTAAGACCACCATTTGTACTGATTGATCAGGTTCCTAATAAAGCAAGGGCGATACTTGCTGGTCAGGTTGTAGAGAGTGTTGTTGTAGATACAATTGATGTATTTCCTAGAACTCCTGACATAATAATCACTTCTGGTAGAAATGCTGCTGTTCGTGCTGTAGTGACTGGTGGTAAAGTAACAAGTTTAATACTTGATAATCCTGGTGAATTTTATTCTTCACCTCCACAAGTTGTAATCAGAGACAATGCTGGTAGAGGTAGATTTGCTGAGTTTGAATCAGTTGTTAACACTGATGGACAGATTACTGGATTTAATAAAATTGCAGAGGGTAATTTTTATAATCAAGATACTGTAATAGTTGACATAGTTCCAGTGGGCAGTGGGGCAACTGGTATACCTCTTCTTAAAGAATGGAATTTTAATAGATACGAAAAATTAAAGTCAAAACTTGATACAGAAAATGGTTATGTATTTGACAACTACAATAATGTATTAGAGTATGGTTATGGTTATGCTGCAAACCCGAAAGCACTTCGTGTTGCTCTTAATGACAATATTAATAACGCAGGAACTGAACCAGCATCTAAATCACATTCACCTATTATTGGTTTTGCTTATGATGGCAATCCAATTTATGGTGCATTTGGTTATGAGAATCCTTTAGATTCTACGTCATCTATTATTAGAATGACATCTAGTTATTCTATCAATGGTAGTAGATCTGAAGGACCTGATTTGATAAACTATCCTATTGGAACATTTGTCAATGATTACACCTATACCCACAAAAGTGGCACACTAGATGAAAACAATGGAAGATTTTGTATTACCCCAGAATTTCCGAAAGGAACTTATGCTTATTTCATTACTATTGATAGCAATCAAGTACCGCAGTATCCATACATTATAGGAGAAAACTTTTACTCATTACCTGTTGATAGTAACTACAATTCTGACATCAATCAGAATGATATTCCTAAAAATGCAAAAAGATTTTATCAAGCAGGAATGCCACGTAATGGAGATGGTTTCCTTGCACAAATAGAAGAAGTAAAACAAGGAAATGTAGAAGGTGTAGATGTAGAAAATTCTTCTAGTAATTTTTCAATAAATTCTCAAGTATATTTTAATAATACTGGAACAGAAGGTTCAGAGGCAGAAGCAATTGTTTCTTCTGTAAAAGGAAAGGATGTCAACTACTTAGAATCAAAAGAAAATAAAGTTGTTAAATTAACAATTATTCAAAGTGCATATTTATTTGCAGATGATACATTATCACAACCATCATCTGGTGCATCAGGAACTATTGTTGGAACTGTTAAGAATGATAGTACAATTGTATTAAAAAATGTAAGTGGTACGTTTGATAATACTGGTACATTTTCTGCTGCAATTAAAACATTTGATATTTTACTAGATCAAAGAAGTTCATATACTAAAGGTGCTACATTAAGTTTGACTGATGGTGTAAATGCTCCTATTGCTACTGCTGAAGTATTAGAAGGAACATCTTCTCAAAACGTAGTTCAGATCAAGGTTCTTACAGGCACATGGATTGTAAATGATGATTACTTCATACAATCTAATGATTTGTTCAATACATCTGGAACTAGAATTGTAAGACTCACATCTCTTAGTGATGGATTAGAACCATTTGAAGTTAATCAAAGTGTTGCTCTAGTAGAAACAACTTCTAACCATGGATTGGGAATTGGGGATCAAGTAGTAATTGATATCAATCCTGATGATGCTACTAAAACAAAAACATATTATGTAAGAAAAAGATTATATCAAGAGGCAATTTTAACACCTCCTAGTGCAAAAACAAATATCAATTTTACTGGAATAGGAAGATATGAAATTCTTAATGGTGGTGCTGATTATACAGCTGGCACTTACAC